AGGATCTTGAACTAATTCAAAAGTTCCACCACCAATTCTATTTACATCAAAAGTTGTTGCCATAAATTATTCCTTATTGCGTTTGTTCGCTTCCTTCAGGTTGAGTATTTGCCGCACTAAAGCCAGTTTCCCCTGGCATCGGCACACTTCCCGTTCCGATGTTGCCACCTCCAGCTCCCGATACATCTGTTGCTGAAGCTCCTGGAGGTACTTCTCCAATTGGCCCCATTTGATTTTGTCCTCTAACAGAGGCTGTATTGTTTTGATTTCCATTTGCCATCCCCATTATTTGTGCATAGATCGCAGCTTTTTCTGGATCATTAATTAATTGATCTGGATCAATGTCTAAAGATTTAGCAATTTCTTTTAAGCAAGTATGCCATCTTACAAATGGTGCAAGTGCAGGATTAGATGCAGTTTGCATAAATGTAATTAATCTTTGTGATCTAACTTCTTTTTGCATTAATGAAGAAGTTCCTTGTGCTTTAACTTCCAGATCACCTTTGATATTAGGAGAGTCTTCATTGAATTGCATGTTCCAATGATATAGTGATTCTCCGAGGGGTTTCAATAGATAGTCATCAATATTTTTAATAACTGTCTTAATACTTAATGCTGCAGCTCCCATTAACATAGACATACCTGATGCAGTTCTAGTTGTAGATTGTACACCTGTTGCACCATGTGAATATGATGGGATACCTGTTGATTCATCTGCTAGCTGTCTAAACTTATCAAACATTTGTAAATTTTCTTGTGCAGTACTTGGAAACTTAAGACCATGAACTGCTTGACCTGTTTGACCACTTTGTCTTCTAAATATTTTACCAGGATATACTTTCATATCTTGTCCTGGTACTAGCATTGTTTCATCAACATCAAATACTAAATTACCTGCTAATGCCAAGTTATCAATAGCCATTCGTGCATGACCATTCATAACCATTTGTGAGTCTTCCATATTTTCTGGAATACCTACTCCAAAAAATTGATATGGATTTAATTCATATGGACATACTAAGTATGGTAATCTTTTTGGTGAGAATGGATTTTCTACCATTCTTAAAACTTTATTACCACATATCCATGCATTAATATGAATTATTTCAGAATCTGAATCATAAAAAACTCCACATTCGTCAGCAAGTTTTCTATCAATAACACCCCAGTATTCTAGTACTTCAAATCTATTTTTATAAATACTAGTAATATTTTCTCTATCATACAATGAAGATTCAAATCCTCTTGTTTGATAATTAGGCCCCATCTCTAAACATTCTTCAACAGCTTCATGATTGAACATTGGTTTATTTTTTAGATCTTCTAGTTGCTGTCTATTAAATGAATGTCTTTGAATTACATAATCACAATCATTAATATTAGTAGCATTTGGATCTGGATAAAAATCCCAACAAGATACTGCTTCAATAGATGGAATTGATTTTGTTTTAGAAATTTGAACTTTAGTTATATTACCTTCATCGTCTTCTGTAGTATCATAACTATGATAAGTTTTAGAATCTGTAAATGGGCCTTTTAAAATTCCTGTTCCTAATAATGCCATTTCAAAAAATACATGACGCATAATTGTAATAGCTTTACTTTCTTCTAATTGATCATGAATTAATTTCTCCATAGCTTCTGCTGCTAACTTAGCAGGTTCTATCTGTGGAGTACCAGTATTAGAAGGGCCTTCTTCAAAACCTAAGTTCTGATATTCTTGTGCAAGATTTCTCATTAAATCCGTAGCAGTGGCACCAGGAGGAATACTTTTACCATCACCTGCATAACCATAAGGATCCATATCTTCTGGAACTTCTGGTTTTTGTTCTTGTGGATTTTTTAAATGAGCTTTCTCTGCAATACCTTCAGGAACTGATGTTGGATTAATTCCTAAAGGAAATTTGTTTTGTGAAAATAGTACTTCGATAATTTGACCGAATGAAGCAAGTACTTTTGTTTTAGTTATTTTAACAAAGACTCTAGATTTTTCTGAATCTCTAAAAGCCATTTCTGGCCCATACAATCCTCTATAATTTCTGTATGCTTTCAACCATCTTTTTTCATCATAAATTTTTGATGTTTCAGATTGTTGAAACTTAGAACGTATGTGACCTATTAAAGCATTACCTTCAACTTCGTAACTTCCGTTTCTATCTTTACTATCTTCCATTTAAATTTAATAGTCTTTTTGATCTGCCATTCTAAAAATTGATGGATCTACTTTTGATTTAGATTTTCCTTTTTTATCTTTACCATCACCAGCCATATCACCTTGATTGATTTTCATATTTGGATTAATTTCTAATCTATCATTTGGTCTTTTTGCTACATCTGGTGCAAGTTCTCCATGCATGTATCTTTTCATCATTTGCTCTTCTCCTGTTATTAATAATCTTTTTGATCTGCCATTGTAAATAAATTGCTCTGAACATGTTCTGATCCAGACTTAGTTGGGACATTATTATCCGCTAAGTATTTTATAGATTCATATTTTCTTGGAGCATGTTTACTAAAGTCAATGTTCATTGATTCTCTGTTTGGTTGTTTGCCATCAGCAGCTTCACTTAATTGACCTTGTTTTACTTTAGCCTTTGGATCGAATTTTGTTTCCATTGTTCCTCCTGTTATATTTTTATTTTTTTAATTTTGAGTATGTTTTTAGTAGGGATAGTTGTATGTCCACCCCCTTGTCTAATTTCTTTGTTATTCATTTCAAAATTAAAATCTGACATCAGAATAGTTACTTGAGAATCTTCTTTCATTAACCATCCTACCGTACAGCATATAGCTGTAGTTGATTTTTTTATATCTTGTATATCTACCCAAGAAGAATCAGATACAATATCTTCCCAGTAAGCAATTACCAAATCGTATGGAAATATTTTTTTATTAAGCTCTGGCAGTTTTCGTTTTTGCTTTGACATTTTTTAACTTTCCAGAATTTTCCATTGCATAAAAAACAGCTTTGCCTTTTTTATCCCCGTACTGTTTTATTAAATCTTTTAAAATTTTTTTACCTTTATCACTTAATGGCATTATAATACTTTTCCCTTATTGATTCCTGCTTTAAGTACATACTTACGTGTGCCATTTGCATTTTTATCAATAGCTTTTTTTAAATATCTAAAAGCTAACATCTCTTTAGCTTTTTTTGTTGAATCTTGAAAATAAACTTGTACCTTGTGATGTATTCTATCCATAATTAATATCCAAATTTTTTATCTGCAGCATCAAATTCATTACTGAAGATTGGTTTAAAACGTTGTGCATATTTAGGGTGCATTGGTCTACTCATACATCCATAACGTAATGCGTCATATGCGTGATCTTCTGCATTAGTATCTACATCTTCTGGATTCTTATCATCTGTAGGTAATGTAGTAATTGTTCTTATTAAATTTCTACAGTTGTTAAAAACTCGAAGACCTGGTTCTTTACCATTCATAGATAATCTTTTATGAATTTCAAGTTTACCACTAATTCTACTTTTAGGTGATCGGTCTGATTGTCGCCAACGACAACCTTGTTGTATCATTGTCTCTGCAATGCTTGGGCCTACATCACCTCTCTTAGCCCATGTACTAGAGTCTAATACTCCGTATTGAATATATTCTCCAGATTCTAATTCTATAACTTTTCTTGCGAAAATATCTGCCGTAATTTTGGAAGTATATAACTCTCTATAGACCCACAAATTATTATTGTAATCAACAGCAAACCATAAAACACAAGCAGGAGAACTATAACCCCAGTCAGCAGCACGAAACCTATACCATCCTTTAGGTATTTCAAAAGGTTCAACCACATGGACTGACCTGCTAAATTCTGGAAACGCTGAATCTTCATAGGCATCCCAATCTCCATCTAAAAATTGTTTTTTCTGAATATCAGGTAAAGATGCAAGCATAGCATAGTAGTCATCTGTTTGCATCAGATAAGGATTGTCTTGTAACTTTGCAGGAATAAATCTACGTGTGATAGTTTTTACTCCGACAGGTGTGTCTATTTTTATTTCAAATGCAGTGTTAGGTTCTGCAGGGTCTACAAACATTTCTTTAACCCATTGTGATCCAATGTTACCTGGGTTGCCTGTAGCTCTTAAATAAACAGGTATGTCCTTATCAACTGATCTTAGTGAAGATCTTAAAAAATTATATATATCTGGCGAAGGATATTGTGGAAGTTCGTCTATTCCTATCCATGTGTATGATTGACCTTGGTAACGTAAAACGTCTGTCATGTTTTCTGCATAACCAAACTCTATCTTTGCTCCCGAGGGAAATCGCCATTCTTTTTCTTGCTCTCTCCATTTTGCTCCTGGGTATGCCTTAGAGTATAACAGTTGAGACTTACTAATTAAATCTCTTAACTCTGGCATAGTCCTTCTTATTAGCAGTGCTCGATGATGAGTCTTAGAACAATATCGAAGTGGGTCTACTAGCATGGCATAAGACTTGCCTCCACCTCGTGCTCCACCATAAAATACTTCTCGTTCAGAAGCTGCAAGAAATTGTGTCTGTGGGCCATTGTTAGGCTTAAAGATTACATCTTGCGATTTAAGGTGCTCTTGTACTGTCTTAGGAGCACTATCTATTATATCTTCAGTAAGTAGTTGTGTGTCTTTGCCATCTAATGCTTTGTTAATAGTTAACAGTTTTGTTTTAACATTTTCTGCGTGACGTTTAGCAGAACGTAGTGATTGTTCTGCAGTAGCAACTTTCTTACGAGTTCTTGCTAGAATTTCTTTTACAGACTTTTTAGCTTTCTGGCGAGCTGATTTTCGCTTTGGCTTCGGAGGTTGTACCTCGTTCAATTCGTTTTTTAAGTCCGACATGTGAAATATATCTGCCTGTTTTTCTATGAAGCCATTGAGCTGTTTCTCTTAATGAACAAGTTTTTAAATATTTTTTAGCTTGCTCTAGTGCTTCTAATTCTGATTCAATTGGTTCAATATAATTCTGATCTTCTTCAGATTGTTTATAACCAAATGGTATTTGTCTAGTTATTCTCTTGATCTTGTCCATCTTTAGCAGGTAATATGAAAATACCATGCATAGCTTTCATATTAATATCAAGTTGATCTTTTTTAACAATACCAACTCTGTCTAGTAATTGAGTGGCAGCGGCTAGACGGATGTTTGCGTGGGGAGTTGTACCATCTTCGTCTAGCAAATCTGTGAGTCTTGTGGCTGCCTTAGCAGAATGTGTGGCTAGATGATTTTCTGCTAATTCAGTAATTTCTTTTTTTAAATTTCTAACAACTTTAGGGTAACTATGTTTTGCATATCCTGCAATTTCAGCTGCTCGCTTTGGATCTCCCTTTGCTTCTCCGAATAATACTTCGAGAAACTTTTCCTGCATATCGGTTAAGTCTTTCTTTTGACTTGGAATTATAGAAGAATCCATTGTTTGCATTAATGACTTCCATAAATTCTTTAAATGGAAGTTTTAAAGCCTCTTTTGTTATATTATTTGTTTTTAAGTTTTTTAAAGAACTCTGCACCAGTTTTAGAAGATTTAAATTTACTTAGAATACTTTCTTTTTTCTTGCCAGCAATGTTTGATTGTGACTTTCTTTTAAATTTCTCTGCTTCTAGTCTGCCTGTTTTAGACATACCTTCTGCTTTAGTCATCATAGACTTAGCTTTTGCTGTTTTACCAGCAGTATAGTCTTTCATGCCTTCAGAAACTTTAGAAGCAAAGTCTCTTTTGCCTTTAGCAATGTCTAAATTAGCTGGCATATTGTATTTTTTAGACTCTGTAACTCTATTTGAACCAGCCATTAGGTTATTTTTATCAGATAACCTAGCTTTTCTTCTTTCTTCAGCGGCTTTGAAGTTCATTAAATTTGTTGAACCATAGTTTTTTGACATATTTATTACCTTAAAGTTGTTAATTGGTACCAATTGTTAAATATAAATTAGTGATGACCCTGTTTATGTTGTTATACTTTGAACGTGTGTGTCCCTTTAATTTATATTTAGCTTATATTATATAATTATAGCTTGAATATTAATTTTGTCAAGTACTTTTTTTAAATTATTTTTAAATTTATCATTGACAAAATTGAATATGAGGTGTATAATAGAAATATACCCACTGGGGGGCCTTTGTATATATACTATACCTACC